TGATGATATAATTTCGCATTTAGGATATCTAGATTTAAATTCATATATTGGAGATCCAACCGAAATTGGCGATACTCAATATAATAGTTTAGTAAAATTTTCTAATATATATTGGAAGAAATATTCGGATAAAGCGTTATTAAATGATTTTATCCGTATGTTTAGTTTGTATGATCAATCATTATTTACTCAATTAAAGAAATTATTACCAGGTAGTGCTCAAACATTAACAGGTATATTAATACAACCAAACATATTAGAAAGAAATCGATACAATCATCAACCATCATTATCTAGACAATATGATGATTTACAAACAGAAATTACACGTGATGATGAAACGATTATATCTGCAGATCAATATTCAGTAAATTATACTGCAGTATTCCCGGAAATTTGTAAAATACAATCTGAAGTTAGTGATGTTTATAATTTAGATTTAACTGGTAGTGATGAATCTAGATATAATGGCACTACATATGTTCGTAATTATATTAATAAATCAGGATCTACATATATTAATGATATTACGCCATATTGGATGTCTTACGGTGTAATTGATATGATAAGTAATGATAATATTGTTACTCCATATACAGCAGGTAGCGTTAGAAGATTATACGATGGGTGCAAGATGACTTCTAAAGATTTTAATATTAGATCCAATGATACATATGATAATGGACCGGTTGTAGAACTATTTATTATTAAAGGAAATCAACTTGTGATAAATAAAAATGCTATACCAAATGTAGACTCTGGGGTTGCTAAAGATACTAGTATTATAATAGATCCGAACGCACAATCTAGTTAACAAAATATTATGATATCATATTTATAATAAAAAATAATTAAATTTAAAAAACAATATACATGGGATATTTAGACAATTCAAGTGTTACGATTGATGCAATTTTAACAATTGCCGGTCGCGAAGCATTAGCAAAAGGTAATTTTAGTATTACAAAGTTTGCATTAGGTGATGATGAAGTTGATTATAGATTATGGAATACGAATCATCCATTAGGTAGTTCATATTATGGTATTATCATAGAAAATATGCCAATATTAGAAGCAATACCAGATGATAATAGTGCATTGAGATCTAAATTAATATCACTAAAAAAGGGAGCTACAAAAATACCAGCAATATCTATTGGAGCTAGTACTTCATTTACATTGAAAATTGCAAATAGTTCAGTGACACTTAGTCCAAAAACTGATAATATTGTTTCTACAGAAGCATATACTATATACACAACTACTAAAACTTTAATTAATATTAATGGAGCAAAACCGACAGTTGATGGTATCCAAGGTAATACTTTTGTGATTTCAGCTAATCTTAATACTGTTCCAAGTGGTACAACTAAATCTACTACTATAACGATTGTAGATAATATGTCGGGTGCTACATTATCTGCATCAATTATCGTAACAAACGCATAAAATAATAATAAGATAATAAATTATGATAAATTTAATTAAAACTAAATACAAATCAATTGGTCAAACTCCTGGTAGTATATATACTGTATTTGATACGGATAATGATATTGTATCAGATAGTAAAGAGATCGTAACTGGTGGAATTTGGTCTAATAATACAGCATCTTTATCGACACATTGGTCATCGAGTGTACAAACAAATACACAACGTCAATATTATGTTGATGTATTAAATACAAATCCTAGTAGTACAGATAGTTTAGTACAATATACTGTAGCATATGGTCATCGATTTGGTAGTGGATCTGATTCTGTAGGATCATTAAATGATTCGCCGTCTAGAGCTATATATTCTCAATTTAGACAAATACTAACTGAACCAGGGACTAATCAATTTGCAACGTATTTGTCTGGAAGTACGGATAGTATTTATGTAATATCGTTTAAACGTAATAGAATTAAAGAACGTTTAGATGTTGGTAATTTTGAAATTCCATTGCGAAATATTACCGCGCGTGCAACTAATGCATCTGGCTCAGTAACACTCGGTACTACAGTACACACATTAATTGATGATTCTAGTATAACTACAAATACAACGGTAAATGCAGGCAGAGAATATAACTTAGTATCAGGTTCAATTACAACTGGTGTATTTACTCCGAATGCCCCAAAATATTATGGAAAAGTTTATCCAGACCATGGAATTATTGTATTAGATGGTAATGTATTGGATTTAAAATTGGGATTTGCTACTAATCTTAATTCAAGTGTTGAAGCAAACAACCATTTTGCGGTATTTAGATCTATTTCAGGATCTGGTGTTTTAACTAATCCAGCAACGAGTGATTTATTTGGATTTTTTGCAAGAAATAGTGAAACTGTTACGAGTACTCATTATTTTGTAAGAGTAAAAAATTCACAATATAATTATTCAAATAATAATACATATGTAACTAGTAGTACTGCATTAGGTGTTAATGCAATTGCTGAAGAAACTTGGAGGGGTGCTGATTCGAATCCAATTACATATATTACTACTATTGGATTGTATGATAATGCTAATACATTATTAGCAGTTGCAAAAGTTAGTAAACCAATACTAAAATCATTTAATAATGAAGCATTAATTCGTGTTAAATTAGATTTTTAATAAAAAACATATCAATTAAAGACCCGTGTATATTTATATAATATAACGGGTTTTTTACTTTATGAACGGTACAACATCAAATGATTTAAATACTAATACTACATATCCAATTGTATATGGGTTATTAGATAAATCGAATATTAAGAATCAAACATTTTTCTCATATAAACAATGGGATCTATCTTCTGGTAGTTCGACTCAAAATGCGTTGCCATTAAATGCAATATATTCTGATTATACTAATTTAGCATTATTGGGTACAGAATTATCGTTAAATGATTCTAAAAATATTGATGGATCATTTCAAACAATTATATACAAGTCCATGTATCATTTATTTTATACAAAAAATCAATTGTATAATACATATGATATATCAAATCAAGGTACTATGAAAAAATTTTTATATCATAGTGCATCTATATTTTCGATACCAAATCAAAAAATTGGATATGGTATAAAACCAACTTCATTTGAATTTACTGCATCATCATCTCCTTATATTTTTAAATTAAAAGATGATGGTTTTGGAAATATATATAATACATCATACAATACATCATCAATAATTAGTTCACTAACATATTATGAAGGATTTAATGAATATTTTGATACTACTAGAATTAATTATGAATCAGCAAATGTAACATATATTCCGGGTATTAACTTATCAGATGTAACTCCTAGTGCTAGCATCGGAATGGCAGCTAGATTTTTGGGCAACGGATATATTACTACTCAATTAGATGGCGATTATAATAGATCAACAGAATATGCAATTTCATTTTTTATTTCTGGTGCTGCACAATCGTCGGATAATTTAGTATTAGGAAAAGTATCAAATTCGGTAAATTCTATGTACCCATTTAAAATAGAATTAACTACTGATAGTAAAATTAAATTTACAATTTCGTCTGCGGATCAATTAAAAAGTAGTATATCTGCATCAATTAGTTCAAGTTGGAATCATATAGTATGCCAAAAGTCTGGCAGTAAAATGTATTTACATGTTAATGGTAATACTCCAATTACTGGTAGTAATATTAATTCTGATAATATTAATAATGCTAGCAATTTATATATAGGTGGTTTTAGCACCAATACCTCAAATCTAATAGCGGATCTAGATGAAATAAGGATATTTAATAAGGCATTGAGTATTAGTGATGTAAATGCACTTAAAGATCGTACCACATATGGAACTTGCTTACAAACAAATATCGTAGGAAATGTATTTTATAACTCAGGTTTAGTTATAGTATCGAGTCCAAATCCGATATATAATGATATTATTAATATTGATAATTTTAATGCATATTATAAAAGTACAAAACAAATTAACGAATTTTCAGCATTAATAAATGTTCAATCAGATCAATTTAATTCTTCATTAAATTCTTCATTATTGAATGATGATATGTCAACATATCAAAGTTATATAACCGGATCTGAGTTTTCTCCATATATAACTACAATTGGATTATATGATAATAATAGTAAATTATTAGCAATTGCTAAATTAGCACAACCTATTAAAAAACGCAGTGATATAGATTTAAGTTTTTTAATACAAATTGATACGGATCAACCATTAACTCCATCGATATTGATAGAGTAAATAATGTTATTTAACAATAAAAGAAAGATAAAAAATGAAAAAATTAAATGAATTTGTTCATGCAACTTCAGATACTATTTTTGGTACAGGAAGAGATCCATGGGTTTATATTTTTGCAGAAGATACTGGTGAATTATATGTAGCAAAAAAATCTAGCTTATCAGGCGAACCGGGCTCGCAAGATTATAAATGGATACGATTAAAAACAGCTGTATCCGAAGAAGATTATAATAAAGCGGTAGGAATTGTTAACCAATTAAAAGCAACACAAGATAAATCAAAGAAAAAAGAAGATAATAAAAAAGAAGATAATAAAAAAGAAGATAAGAAAAAAGAAGAGACTCCTGTACAAACTAGTAATGATGCGTCTTTAGCTAAAGATTTTGCAATACAAAAAGAGTGTATGGATAATTTATGGATAATGACATCTACACCAGAAGGTCAAAAAAAGATGTTTGGTAAATTTAAATCTAACCCACTCGATGACGATGAAGCTGGCGCTGTCAAGTTAATTAAAACTACAATAATGCCTGTTATAATAAAACAATTACAAAAAATAAAAAATACCAATAATTTTGAAATTTCTACAAATACTACAACAATTAAAGGAATTTTGCAAAAATTTTATAAAACCGTTAAAAATGATGGTCAATTCATACAACAATATTCATTAACAAATCCGGTTACTAAAAAGAAAATAAACAAAACTACAAATCAAACTGAAGAATATATAATAACGAGAAAATGGTCATTTAAATGGCAATATTTTAATAACTAATATTATGGCAAAAAATCATTGGCATAGTGCAGGTAGCAAAACCCGCAGTGAAGCATATAAATACGGTTATAAATCTGGCTTAGAATTAACTGTATCAAAACAGATAGAAAATACTGAATATGATTTGAAATATGAGACAGAAACTATACATTATATAGTACCAGAGCGTAAAGCAAAATATACTCCTGACTTCGTGTTCACAAAAAAGAACGGCACATTAATGTTTATTGAAACTAAAGGTAGATGGACCGCTATAGATCGTTTAAAAATGAAACATGTTTTACAGTCAAATCCAGGCGTAGATATTCGTTTAGTATTTCAAAATCCAAATCAAAAAATATCAAAAACTAGTGCAACGACATATAGATTATATGCTGAAAAACTTGGCATTGTGCATGTTGGTGCGAAGACGATACCGGCGGAATGGATGGAAGAATGCGTTAAAAAAGGTGAAGAACCAAAACAAAGTTTAAACTTTTTTAATTAAAAGGTTGGATTTGTGAAAAATATTTCATATATAATTCAGTAATTGAATAAGTTATTTAATTAATAGATTAATTCTTTTTTTAGAATTGATCGTTAGACCGAATATGCAATATTTGTGTCTGACTAAAATTATTAATATTATTAATTTATAAATAATTTGATTTATTAAATTAATTTTATATAATATTAATATGAAGAATATACAATTATTACAGTTATTAGAATCTATCTTAGGTAAAGGTAAATCTACATCTGGAAATAATATAGCATTCTTTTCTCCATTTGTATCTCACTATAAACCAAAATTAGAAATTGATATCAATACAACATCCAATGGAGAAAATCCATGGCATTGTTGGATATCTGATAAAAAAGGTAGATCTATATCATCTTTATTTAAACAATTAAATTTAAGTAAAGATAAATTTGAACAATTAAATAGAATAATTGAATCTAATAAATATAGATCACCACTATCTACCGAAACAAAACCTGTAACATTAATATTGCCGGAAGAATATCGACCATTATGGATTTCTAAAAAAACACCTGATTATCGCAATGCAATTCATTATTTAAAAAATCGAGGTATTACTATTTTTGATATTTTAAAATATAGAATCGGTTATGCTGAAAACGGAATGTATAGTGGTAAAATAATTATTCCTAGTTATGATGAAAATGGTCAACTTAACTATTATGTAACAAGAGCATTTTATAAACGTGATACACAAAAACATAAGAATCCAAATGTCAGTAAAGATATTATTGGTTTTGATATGATGATAAATTGGTCACAACCAATTATATTATGCGAAGGAGCATTTGATGCAATTGCAGTTAAAAGAAATGCAATTCCACTATTTGGCAAAATAATCCAGCCAGCTTTACAAAAGAAATTAATCGAAAAACATGTTAAAAATATCTACATATGTTTAGATGCCGATGCTATTAAAAAAGCATTAGACATTGCTGAAAAATTCATGGGAGAAGGGTTGAATGTATATTTTATCGAATTAGAAAATGAAGCAGATGCATCCGAATTAGGATTTAGACAAATTAATAAAATTATCGAAGAAACACCATTACTAACTTTTGAACGAGTAATGGAATTACGAATGTCATTATTATGGAAATAAAAAAAATAAAAACAACTATTAATCGTATTGAAAAAATATATCATGTTTCTGATATTCATATTCGAACATTAAAAAGACATACTGAGTATAGAGATGTATTTAATAGTCTATTTAAATACATTAATGAAACTGCCGGTCCAAATGATATTGCTGTAGTTACTGGAGACATTGTGCATGCTAAATTAGATATGTCGCCAGAATTGGTACAAATGCTTGTTGAATTCTTTAACGGGTTTACAATACCTACTATTGTTATTTTAGGTAACCATGACATGAATTTAAATAACTTGCACCGTATCGATGCAATAACGCCAATACTAGATGTTATCAATAATTCAAATATTACATTTATAAAAGAAAATGGTTTATTTGAATTTGGTGGTGTTGTATTTAATCATATGGCTGTTGATGTAGCTCCTGTAGAATATATTAAAGCAAATCAATTTGAAGCTAATTATAAAATTGCATTGCACCACGGAGCTGTGAATTCTGCAAAAACTGATATTGGTTATATTATATCAAATGAAAATGTAACTACGGCAATGTTTGAAGGACATGATATTACTTTATTGGGAGATATCCATAAACCGGCACAGTATTTAAATGACGAAAAAACAATTGCATATCCAGGTTCGTTGATTCAACAAAATTTTGGAGAAGAATTAATTCATGGAATATTAGTATGGGATATACGTAATAATAACTCAGAATTCGTTGAAATTAAAAATGATTATGGGTATGTTACATTCGAGTTAAACGGAACACAATTAATTAAAAGTCCAAGTCACGTACCAATGAAACCTCGAGTACGTATTGTATTTAATGGAACTAGTGCTGCTGATATTAAAAAAACGATTACAATGATACGAAGCAAGTATCATGTACAAGATATATCGATATCAAGAAAATCTGATTTTAACAATGCAAATACATCTGGTTCTATATCAATTGGTAATGTTCGCGATGTTGAATATCAAAACGAATTAATTACAGATTACATTGCAATTAAATATCCACAATCGACAACAGATGAATTAGATGCAATAAGACATATTAACCGAACTATTAATTCCAAACTACCAGTATTAGATTCTGTTAGACATACAACATGGCATCCTATATCTTTTGAGTTCAATAACATGTTCTCATATGGAGAGAATAATATTATTAACTTTGAAAATTTAAGTGGCGTAGCAGGTTTATTTGCAGCAAATACGAGTGGTAAATCATCATTATTGGATGCAATCACTTATACTATTTTTGATAAATGTAGCAAAACAGGTAAAGCACACGAAGTATTAAATAATAAAAGAGATTCGTTTTTTGGTAAGTTTATTTTTGAAATGAACGGAATTGTGTATACAATTATACGAGAAGGAATCAAGAAAAAGGATAACCACGTTAAAATTAATGTTGAATTTTTTACTGATACTGAAAATTTAAATGGTGAAGAACGAAGTGATACAAATAAAAATATCAGAAAGTATTTAGGTACATATGATGATTTTATTTTAACTGCATTTTCACTTCAAGCTGATAATAACAATTTTATTGAAAAATCACAAAGAGAAAGAAAAGATTTATTATCACAATTTTTAGATATCACAGTATTCGAACAACTGTCGTCATTAGCAAATGATGAAATTAAAGAAACTGCTGGTAGATTAAAAGAATATAAAAAAACAGATTTTGCTGAAATTATTACAGCTGCTGACGAGATTATTATTAATAATCAAGATATGATTATAGATTTAGAAGCAGACGAAGATGTACAACAAGATTTAAGAAATTTATTACAATCGGAAATCGTTTCTTTAATTGAATCTAAACTACCAACAACATATAGTGGCGATGATTTAGTTAAATTAAAGAAAGTTGAAGAAAAATTAATCAAAGAAATTGAAACATTACATACAGATATCGAAACAAAAGAATCTGATTTAACTAAATTTAAAACTAAAACTAATGAATTGAAACAACAAATAGATTCATATGATGAGGTATTATTAGTTGAAAGGGTTAGCGAATCTAAAGAAATCCACACAAACATTATCGATATTAAAAAACAAATTACAACTATAAACGGAATTATCAATGAGAAAGAATCGAAAATTAATCACCTTGCCGAACATGAATACGATCCCAATTGTAAATACTGTACAGCTAATATATTTGTACAAAATGCAATCGAGGCTAAAAATACGATTGGCGCAGATCAATCAGTATTAGCAGGATATGAATCTGAATTAACTGAATTGCAAAATGATTTAATTTCAATTAATCCATATATTAAAGATCATGAAAAATTGGTTAATCTAGAAATAAAGTATGTAGCTGCATTAAATTTATTAGAAAAACAAGAATTAACTATACAGATCACAGAAAATGAATTGCAATCAAAAGAATCTGAATTAGAATTAAATTTAGAGAAACAAGATTTATTTAAACAAAATGCAGTAGCAATAAAACATAATACAGAAATTGATATTAAAATTAAAGAACATAAAACATCAATTGATTCTATTAATGACTTAATAAAAACTATTGCAACTTCAATTAAACAAACTCACGGTAAAATTGAAGTTGCAAAAACAAATAAGAAACATGCAATTGAAAATTTAGAAAAATATAAAAAATTAGAAATTGAATATAAAGCATATGAATACTATTTAAATTCAGTTTCAAGAGATGGCGTTCCTTATGATATAATATCTAAAGCAATTCCTAAAATTGAAATGGAAATTAACAATGTATTAAATCAAATAGTTGACTTTAATATGGTATTGCAAACCGATGGTAAGAATATTAACGGTTATATCATATATGATGAAGATAATTTTTGGCCATTAGAATTAACATCAGGAATGGAAAGATTTTTATCATCATTAGCTATCAGAATTGCATTAATTAATGTATCTGCTTTGCCTAGACCAAACTTTATAGCAATCGACGAAGGCTGGGGAAGTTTAGATCAGGAACATATTTCAGCAGTAGTTAATCTGTTTGAATATTTTAAAAATAAATTCGATTTTTCAATTATTATATCACACGTTGATTCTATGCGAGACATGGTTGATACTTTAATTGAAGTTAATAAAATAAATAAATTTAGCCATATTTCCCATACTT